AGGCCAGCGCGACGTCCGGGAAGCCGTAAGGGAGTATTTCAATATTGCGTAGAGCAGGAATTAATTCTGCCGCGTCGAACTATATCTCAGGTCGATCCGGGAGCCCGCCTCCCGGCATGTCTACATGTTATCCGCTTATCCACTTTGCCCCCGGCCCAGGCCGGGGGTTTTTGTTTTGCCCTAAAATAAAAATGTCCCACCGTGGTCCGCATTGGCGACAAATGCCGTCAAGAGGCGTGGTGGGCTCTGTTGATGTGATTATAGCATATTTAGGCGGGGAAGGAAAGTTATTCTAACGGTTAAACCCTAAGATACAGCCTTATCCTGCAAAACTGGTTGCGTAGGTTGAGGGAAACTGATATCAATAAAAGCTAGATATATCAAGGCTTTTAGCGGTCTTTGGAGTAAAGTCAGGAACTATATTTACAACTATAGTAGAGTTTGTTGCTGATTTAGTTATTTATTTAGCAGGACCCAAGTGGCAGGATTTTTTCTTCCGTCACCGAACTATAAAGTATACATATATAGGAGAATACTAGGTATGTATCCGGTGGCTCGCAGGAACGACCAACCGGATACACACCCTATATACTCTTTTCGGGCGCATAGCTCAGTGGGAGAGCACTTCCTTGACGCGGAAGGGGTCGCAAGTTCAATCCTTGCTGCGCCCACCATCAAAAAGTCATGGTGGTCCTCGTTATAGTAGCGGGGACCACTTTTTGTTTCAGGTGAAAGAGGTCTATTTCGATATAATCTTCATAAACGGTAACCCGTTTTACCACATTCCTTAACGCCTGGCGGCGTTCTACGGGGGCCAGGTGCGCCCAGCCGGCGGCAAGATGGGACAACTCTTCCTTCAAAATTCTAATGTCTTCATCGAGAGTAGCATTCTGCGCCTCTACATGAGAAATATCTTCCAGTCTGGTTTTAAGCGCCGCTTCCTGGGCCAGGTATTCCTGATTTTTCGCCGTAAACTGTTCCCGAGTGATTATGCGGTGATCGTAGTAGTCGGAGAATAATTCCCTCATCAGCCTCTGTACCCGTTCCAGTTCTTCAAGCAACTTCGGTCTTTCAGCAGACATATTCTTTATTCGTTCCTGGTAGGATTCTTTTAAATCCCTGTAAGCATATTCTATCAAGCGGCTTTCATTCGCCAGCAAGAAAAGCTCCTGGGCGATGCGTTCCTCCAGACTGTCCGCGTCCAGGATTTTCGACGGGCAGGCGGTGGTGCTTTTCCTCCTTTTGGTCTGGCATACATACCGTCTTACATGCCTGCGCCCGTGGTACTGCACCTGGAAGCTGTAATGGCCGCAGTGGGCGCAGTAAAGCAGGCCGGTCAGCAAGTGAGTGCTGGCTTGGGTGCGGTTGGGCACCTCTTTCGTCTTTTGCGCGGCGTTGAACAGAGTTTCATCAATAATGGCAGGGACGGCATCCTTAATTGTTTCGCCGGCATAATTGAGCTCGCCAATGTAAATCCGGTTGGCAAGCATGTATTTAACCGAATGCTCGCTCCAGTAGTTGCCCCAGGCGGATCCCCTCCTGGGCTTGTAGCCGCGCATATTTAATTCCTTGGCAATAGCCAGAACACCATAGCCTTCGGCCCGCCGCTGGAAGGCCAGCCTTACCGCTTCGGCTTCCCTTTCGTCCACCACCAACTGCTTGTCCACTGCTTTATAGCCATAAGGCGCGTGGCCGCCGTTCCAGCGGCCGCGTTTTGCGTTGGCAATCTTATTATCCCGTACCCGTTCGCTTATCATCTCGCTTTCAAACTGGGCGAAGTCCACCAGGATGTTCCTAAGCAACCGGCCGGTGGGGCTGTCGGTATCAAAATTCTGGCTAATGGAGATAAGGGAGCAGTTATGCTGCTCCAGGATCTCCATGTAGTAATGGAAGTCCTTGACGTTCCGGGCAAAGCGGTCGATCTTGTATACGAGCACGCAATCCCATTTCCCTGCTTTTACGTCATCAATCATCTGCCGGAAGGCCGGGCGTTTGTCGCTCCTGCCGGAGATGTCCAGGTCCTCATAGATATGCAGCAGGTCGGCTCCCATCAGCCTGGCCTGAAGTTCGGCCTTTTCTTTCTGCTGTTCCGGGGAAACGCCGTCTTCTTTTTCGCGGGAAACGCGGATGTAGGCGCAGGCGCGTTTGTGGTCGGGCATTAGATTATAGATGTGCCTCCTGAATATTTAATTTTATTTTCATTAACGTAAGCGTACTTCATCAGTTTTTACCTTGTTAAGTATTCCTAAATGGATATTGTAATTATCGGCAATACGGTATATATTCCCTGGATCTGTTACATGCCTTTCCGCAAGCCCTTTCCAATCAACCTTCTGGGCCAAATCACGAGTTAATACAATTTTTGTAACAACTTCTGTGCTGGTTTTGCCATATTGGTCAGTCATATCAGCTTGAGCAAAAATACCTAATTGCTCAATTTTAGGATTTTGGAATAAAATGCTGGCAGCAACAATTGCTGTTCCGCCAACTCTTTTAACAAAATCCGTCTCGTCCCATGCGGTATCCGCTTTATAATAAATTAAGATGCTTTTCTGTCCTTCTTTCGCATGATTTTCTATAGATATTTGGGTAATATTTTCCGGGAATTTAAGGTCTTTTGATATTGGGTTGGCCGGAGCTTCTCCTGATAAAGCGGATCTGATATTTTGCTCTGTAATTTCTGCTGTTGGCCAGTCAATATAAGCCTGTTTTTGGGATGAAGTAGGTTCAGGGGGGCTAGTTTTTGTTTCCTTATCGCCACCTCCGAAAAGGGAACCAACTATACCTAGTAAAATAACAACTGCAATTATAGTTAAACACCCACATCCCATTTCTTTTTTCTTCGGCTTTTGTTCTTCGCTCATTTATACTTCCTCCTTTTATTTAGCAGTATTTACCAAGATAACTACTTAAGCAGCCCTTCTAAACCACAACCTGACCAGGCGCACCGGCACCTGGGTCCTTGCCGCAAACTCAATTTCGGTCTCACTCCATCGTGGCTTTTCGCAGATAAGCAAACTGGCGGCAAATAAATCTGCCTTTACCTCAAACCAGTCACCCCATAAAGCTTTCTTCGTCAATACGATATCAGGGTGCTTATCCAGGTGATGATAAATTTCGTGGGCTACTATGTAACGGGCTTCATCCTCCGGCAACTCTAAATCCAGCACTATCATTACCTTGCCCCATAACTCTCCCACCAGGCCGGCTATGCCTTCCGGTAGGCTTCTGCGCCTTATTTTCAAGTTTAAATAATCGGCCAATTTAAACGGATCCCGTGTCCCGTACTTCCGTACCAGCTTTTCGACATCAGCGGCGACTAATTCACGGTTGTTTTTGTAAGGCATACTGCACCTCCAGTCGAACAATGTCGAAAAAACTGTAAATTGCATTGGCCGCCTGCCCTTTTAAGGGAGACGGCCGGTTTATTCGCCTTCTTCTTGTTTTATCTTCCTGCGTTCTTCCCAGAGTATTTTCGCTATCTGGAGCAGTTTGTCTTTGTCCTGCTTTGCCAGCTTTTCGCCCATAAAACGGATGTTGGCTATCTGGAGAAGTTCCTCCAGATCCACTTCGGTGGGTTCGTAGGTTGGATCAAAAACTTTTTCTTTCAGGGAGCGGGGGTCGTCGGTGCGGCCTAGGAGGTAATCTACGCTTACCCCGAAGAAGTCTGCTATTTTGGTGGCGGTTTCAAAATTAGGTTCTCTTTTACCAATTTCCCATAACGACAAAGCCGATCTTGAGATATTTAATCTTTTTGCCAAGTCTTCCTGCGTCAATCCTTTTCTTTCCCTTAAGTGTGTCAACCGTTCCGCAAAAGCCATTTTTATCACCTTCCTTTATTATACTCCACGAAATGTAGCATTTAAATTTTTGCTTCAAAAAGTAGTTGACAGCTTCAGTTGGTAGCTATATAATATACCCAGAACTGCTTCATAACGTAGCTAAGGGAGGTGCAAAAATGAGACAAAAGCTATCTGCGCTTAGAAAAGAACGAAATATGACACAGCAAGATGTAGCAAAAATGCTTGGCATATCCAGAAGCTTTTATGGTTTTATTGAAACTGGGCTAAGAAATCCTACTTATGGCTTAGCAAAAAGAATTGCTGCGATTTTTGAAGTTACCCCAGAAGAAATTTTTTGCGACCTTGATGGCTTCAGAATGAAGCAGTTTGAGGTTCCTAAACCAACAGGGACTGAAGGATAAGAAAAATAACCTGTCTTTCATCCATCGATTTTAAAACAAGGAGGTACCACAGTGGGCGAAGTAGTCCAGCTTACCGTCGCCGGTCGCCAGCAGGAAATCAGGGTCAAAGAATACCAGGGCCAGCGGGTAGTAACGTTCCGGGATATTGATGAGCTACACCAAAGACCAGATGGGACGGCCAGGCGGAACTTCAATGAGAACAAACACCATTTCGTAGAGGGCGAGGACTACTTCGTACGAAATTCGTACGAAGCCAAAACCGAATTTGGGATCATTGCTCCTAACGGCTTAGTCCTCCTCACCGAATCCGGCTACCTCATGCTGGTCAAATCCTTCACCGACGACCTGGCCTGGCAGGTGCAGCGCCAGCTAGTCAACGTCTACTTCCGGGCAAAGGAGATGGCCAAGGAGCTAACCGAGCAGGCCAAACGGGCCGAAGCTATGTTGATAAACGCCAGGACCCGGCAGGCGGCCCTGCTGCGGCAGATGGCCCGGGAGTTCAAGGATGTGTTGTCCCCTGAATCTATCCAGCTGCTAGTCGCCGGGGCCACCGAGTTGGTAGTAGGTAAGCCGCTGTTGCCCAAACCGCAGATTGACGTTACCTTCACCGCCACTGAAATCGCCGAGGAGGCCGGGGTGTCGGCCAATAAAGTAGGGCGGGTAGCCAACAAGTACGGGCTGAAAACCTCGGAATACGGCATGTGGGTGCTGGATAAGTCGGCCAGCAGCGACAAGCAGGTGAAGAACTTTGTTTATAACGAGAAGGGACGGCAGAAACTTCTGGAGTTGATTAAGGCTGAATTGCGGCTGGTGCCTATGAAGCGTGAAGAAACCCCCAGGGAGAGCCATGATAATTAGGGGAGGTCAAAACATAGTTGAAGTGGGATGATAAATCGAAGCTCTTTGATAACTGGATAGCAAGATAAGGGCTGTAGGAGGCAAGAGATTAGCAGGGCGCCGGGTGTTCGTGGGCAGTTTATTGGTATCGTCCTCACTGCCTATGCGTTGCACCTTCCAGGGTACACAAAGCGAATTCCCCTGGCTTGGCTCATGGTCACCCTCGGCTTTACGTTAGGGCTTCCCATGAATTTACCCGGTTGACAACTGCAAATTGCTTTGCAGTGGGGCAAATATATACCCATTGAACCGTATTTCTCGGCCAATGAACCAACTCCTCTTATTGCTAAGGTGGCCCGTGTAAGTCGTTCGGACATCGTGGATGCGCCGCTTAATTGTTTTGCCAGTCTAAAGGCAGGATGATCCGCTAACATGGTACTCTTAGCTAAAGCAAGGTTCGAATTTGTTACCGTACAGGCTTTTTATCCTGTACCTCTGCATGTTTCCATGCAGTCCAGCATATTTCTTCGCCCTGCTAATCTCCTTTCATGCTCCTTATAAACTCCACCAGCTTCCTCCGCTGTTCCGGCGTCAAGCCTTCAGCTTCCCGGAGGAGCTGGCGCAGGTCAGCAGGCAGACTTTGACCCTCATTTTCGCCCAAGAACTCCGACAACGTAATGCCGAGTGCTTTACAAATATGCAGCAGGGTTTCTACGTTAGGGCTTTTGGCCCCGGTTTCTAAGTAGCTTAAGCTGGATTGAGCAATACCGGCCCGCCGGGCCAGCTCGTTTTGACTGAGGCCAGCAGCCTCACGAAGCTGCTTTATCCTGGCTCCAAAGTCCATTAAAATCCCTACCAGTTATTACTATAGTGATTTTACCATAAGGGTTATCAAAAAAGTTATTGACAGTTAATCAAAATACTGTTATGATGTAATCGAAAAGGTGATTACAATGAAACTTAAGGAACTTCGCGAACAACGTAATCTTTCCCAGCAGGAGCTTGCCCGGCGAGCCGGGGTAGCTCAATCATCCATCCACTACATTGAGACCGGGCAAAAAAGCCCGACTTACAGGATACTCCAGAAGCTCGCCTCCGCCCTGGGTGTATCGGTCGCCGACCTCCTGGACGAAGATAAGGCGAGCTGAAAGGAGGCAATATCAATGCCGGCCAAAAAACTGGAAGAGCAAACAGAACCCAACTGGCAAGAATTTGCCCGCATACTGCTCATCGGCCTCATAAGAAAGTGTGCCGCGGAAGGGAAGCTGAAATGCATCAAGGTTGAGGATGTTAATAAGGCAAAGTTGATTTGAAAAAGGCTGGATGTTCTTTGACAGCTGGATATGAGGAACGAATTTGGCGGCCCCGCGGCGGGCAACTTGGGGGCGCCGGGAGGGGAGGTAAAACCATGCTGACAGCAGAAGCGAGGGAGGCCGCAAAGGCCGAGTACCTTAACTACATTCGACGGCTCAATTTGACCGAGCTCATTGCAACCTTAACGGCCAGCGACGGCAAGGTTAGCTGGGAGGTCCGCATCACCAAACGGGGCGGGGAATACTTTGAGGTTTGCGGCAGATCGAGCCGGCTGGATTTATACCTCCGCGAAACCGTGCATGGCAACTACCTGGTGGCGGTGCCGAATTATCAACGATCCGGTTTGGTGCCGGAGGACTGCGGCCCTGACGACATCATGGAGTATTGCGACATAGATAACCTTGCCGACGCAACCACCCTGGCGGTGGCTATCAGGTACCTGATCCGTAAAGGTTTTGTTGACTGAGATAAGTTTAACCCGGAAAGGAGGGGAAATCCATGAAACAGCCTTGCAAAAACATCTACAAAAGCGCCAGACTATTTGCCGGCCTGACGATAGAGCGGGCATCAGAAATGATTGGCGTCGCGCCGCGAACCCTGGCGGGGTATGAAAAGGGGGAATATATCCCGCCGGCCGATATAGTCACAAAAATGTGCGAGGTTTACCGAACTGATTGGCTGGCGTACCAGCATTTGCAGAGCTCAAATCCCCTGGGCCAGAAATACCTGCCGGAGATAGATTTCAGCAACTTGCCGATGATGGTCCTCCGGTTTCAGAAAGAGATGGCTGACGCGAATAAAGTAGCTGGGGATATGGTGGAAGTGACCTGCGACGGCAAGGTGGAGGGGCAAGAGAAAGAAGTCTGGAGCAGGGTGACTAAAGAAATCAGGGAGCTGGTCGGAGCTGGGCTATCGGTGCTATTTGCGCAAAAAGAAAAAGCGACCGAGAAAGTCGCCTGTTGAAAATCGCCTACTTACATTTTATCACCGGGGACATATAAAGTCAATCCGGCCCCGCCCCCAGGGGTGTTGGCTTAAAACATAGCTGAGGGGCGGGGCAAACAAAGGAGTTACGGACATGGCAAAGGTAACGACATATACCGGCCTGGCCCTGCTGGTCTTTTGCGGCTCTGCCCTGGACTCCCTGGGCCTGGCCGGGTGGATTGCGGCGGCCGGCGTCCTGGCCGGGTTTGGGTTGATAGGGGCCGGGGTAAGGATGGAGAGGAAGGCTGAGGAAAAGAGCCGGCAAAAGATAGTGGCATAAAGCAATGCTGCCCCGTTCGCGACTTAATACGGACACCAGGGGCTTTTGGGGATAGGCGGCGGGGCGGCAGGATATGCAGGGCGGCGGCGTGGTGGGAACACGCGGGAGGTGCGGGAACAAGCGCACATGGAAGCTCCGCCTGCGGGCACAATCACAGAGGCGCACCCGCAGGAAGTCGGTTCGAATCCGGCCCGCCCTGCAACTAAATTTGGAGGTAATCCCTTATGTATATCTGCGCCCAACACGGCGGCGTCCAGGAGTGTCCGAAAGGGCTGGCGCCGGCATGTTGCTACGACGTATGCGAGGAACTATGTTGGGCATCCTGCCTGCGGTTCGACCAGGGTAGAGGGTGCCCCTGGCGGAAGGAAATAAGCAGTCAGGAGGTGGCATAGATGGCTCAGGTTCTGGTAGCGACGCGCGATATGCCCCGGGACGAGTGGCTGGAGTGGCGAAAAAAAGGCATTGGCGGCAGTGATGCTGCCGCCATCCTTGGGCTTGACCGATACAAATCGGCCTTTGAAGTATACGCCGAGAAGGTCGGCTTAAAAACAGAAGAACCGGACAATGAAGCGATGCGCCAGGGGCGGGACCTGGAGGCTTACGTAGCCGAACGGTTCTGCGAGGCGACCGGGAAGAAGGTTCGCCGGCGGAATGCTATGCTTCAGCACCCGGCCTACCCCTGGATGCTCGCCAATATTGACCGTTGGGTTATTGGAGAAAACGCCGGCCTGGAATGCAAAACAACCTCCGTTCTAAACCGGGCCAGGTTCGCCCAAGGAGAATTCCCGGCAAACTACTACGTGCAATGCATGCATTATATGGCCGTGACCGGCGCTGAAAAGTGGTATCTAGCAGTTCTGGTATTAAACAAAGCCTTTCATGTATTCACCATTGAACGAGATGAAGCCGAAATTGAGGCCCTCATCCAGGCAGAAAAACGTTTCTGGGAGGAACACGTCCTGCCTCAAATTCCCCCTCCACCGGATGGCAACGAAAGCATAGCAGAAATAATCAGGACTCTATTCCCCGAGGCACGAAGCCGGGAAACAGTATCCCTTTTTGGATATGAAGATAAGATCCGAGCCTACCTGGAACTGGACGCCCAAATTGCTGAATTAGAACGGCGGCGGGATGCCTTAAAACAGGAAATTCAGTTGGCTCTCGGAGATGCGGAATTAGGGCGTGTCCAGGGCTATTTGGTAGAGTGGAAAACCCAGGTTCGCCACAACCTGGATACCAACCGTCTCAAGAAAGAACAACCGGAAATCTATGAGCGGTATCTCAAACCCGCCCAAACGGTGCGGATATTCAAAATCAAGGAGGTAAGTTAGGAATGGCGAAAGCTTCAGCCAGGATGGCCCAGGCTGGTAATACTGGTTTGATACAGAGCGCCGTCAACAACGCTAACGGAGGGGCTATTGCCAAGGCCTCCGAAAAGCCTATTGACCGTTTGAAATCCATCCTTTATGCCCAGAGCGTACAGGAGCAGTTTAAAAATGTACTTGCAGAAAATGCAGGGGCCTTCGTCGCCTCCATTATCGACCTCTACAACACCGACAAATACCTCCAGGCTTGCGATCCCAAAGCAGTGGTCATGGAGGCCCTCAAAGCAGCCAGCCTTAAACTCCCCATCAACAAGCAGCTCGGCTTTGCCTGGATTGTGCCATATAAAGACGGCAAGACCGGCAGATATATCCCTACTTTCCAGCTTGGCTACAAAGGTTATATACAGCTCTGCATGAGGACCGGGGCCTACCGCTATATAAATGCCGACGTGGTATACGAAGGCGAACTGGTCCGGCAGGACAAGCTGACCGGAGAGATTGAGTTAGACCCTTCTAAACGGACTAGCGATAAAAAGATAGGCTACTTTGCCTTTATCGAGACGCTGAACGGCTTCAGGAAGAGCCTTTATATGACCGTCGATGAAGTGATTAAGCATGCCCAGCGGTACAGTAAAAGCTACGGCAACAGCCAGAGCGCCTGGGCTACAGACTTTGACTCCATGGCCTTAAAAACCGTCCTGCGCCTGCTTCTCAGTAAGTACGGCATTATGTCTGTTGAGATGCAGAAGGCTTATATCGAAGACAGCGGGGATACTGTCGAGCTGGCCGATAACGCTATATCCGGCCAGGAGGATACTACTATCGACGCCGATTATGTTGTAGATAGCGACCCCCAGGAGCCTTCCACCAGCAATACTCCACAGGAAGATAGCAACTTACCGCCAGATGCGCTGTTCGACCTAGAAGCAGAGGCCTCAACGCCTCCACAATAAGCGTTGCCAACCACCCCGCTGGCTCCGGGCCAGGTACGCGAAGTTTCCTCCTCTTCCCCATGCCTGGCAGGTCGGATGCACGTCTATAGCGGCACCGGGACGCGCGAGGGGGCAGCCGGAGACGGCGGGGTAAAGCATAAGGGGGAGAGAAGCATGACGCATACACCCGGACCCTGGCGTGAAGGAAAAACGGCTGACGCTATCGTGGCCGATAGTCCCGAAGGACTGCCTCCTTATAGCTACGATGAGCAAGAAGCTGGATAAAATTCTGGTGCAGCTGCAAAGGGGGAGGGTGGCGTGAGCCAGACGAAGATAGAGTGGGCCGATACTGTATGGAACCCCACTACGGGATGCTCCAAAGTGAGTGCTGGCTGCCAGAACTGCTATGCGGAGAGAATGGCTAAACGGCTGGCCGGCCGGTGTGGGTACCCGAAAGATGACCCCTTTCGGGTTACTCTGCACCCCGACCGCCTTGACGAGCCCCTGCGGTGGCGGAAGCCAAGACGGGTGTTTGTGAACAGCATGGGGGATTTGT